GCCCAGGTACCGGCGGTGCAGGCTGGTATGGTGACGGTGAGTTGGTACCCGGGGGCACTCCGGGGGTACTCCCAGGCCGAGACGCAGAAGATGATTATAGAGGCCCTCCAGCAATGGCAGGCCGTGTGTGGCGTGCAGTTTGGGGCGGTGCCACCCGGGTACCCAACACGGATAACAATCTACCCATACACGGCCGGAAACCCACCATGGGCGATGGCGACATACCCGTCCACCGGACAGATTTTGTACAGCACAACTGCGAATTTCAAGCGAGATTGGGCCGTCATGGCATTCGCTCACGAAATTGGTCACTGCTTTGGTTGGGGCCATACCACACGGCCGGAGGCCATGATGTTCACCCGGGGCAGCTCCGTGATGTATATGGACTACACAGAGGGCCGGCAGGCCCGCACCCAATTCGGACTATCACGGGCCGGGTACCATTGGCCGTATTCGCTGCGGTTCGTGGGCGACCGGGTTCGCTTGGCTAAAGCGGACTCTGACGCGGCCAAGGCGGAATTCGGTGCGGCCCAGCAGCGGTGGGATAAGCACAATGCCTCTTTCGAGTATTGGCGAGAAAAACGGGACAGCACAACGGATCAAGAACTTAGACTTCAATATAACGCTAAGATCACCAAAGAACTCAAGGCCCGCACGGCGGCCGGTGCCACCCGTGCTGAAGCGAATAGTAGGATAGCACCGGCCCAAACCCGGCTGACAGAGGAGAGCCGGCGGTGGAATAGAATCAAGCGAGAGTGGGACTCGATAAATGGTATAAGGGTGACGGCGGTAGACGGCCAAGAAGACGGCCCGGTTGCGTGCTTTGCTATGCCGGGTGCGGCGGCCATGGGCACGGAAGATCTCATCCAATTATTCCAACACCTACCAACAGACACAGTGCCACTGGAGCCCATAGATGAAGAAAGAGATGCCAAGCCGGAAGAAATTATTAGCGGTGCTGGTTTCTGACATACACCTATCCCATCGGCCGCCGGCGGCACGTGCCGCCGAGCCGGATTGGTATGGCCGGCAATTGGCCTATCTCACGGAGCTCCGGGTTGTGGCCGGTGCCACCCCGATTATCTGTGCTGGGGATATCTTTGATAAATGGAATTCACCGCCCGAATTGATTGAATTTGCAATCAAACACATGCCGCACATGTACGCAATCCCAGGGCAGCACGACCTACCCAACCACAGCACCGCCCAGGCCCACCGCTCGGCGTATGGGTGCATCCGTGCGGCCGAAACTATTACAGAAATACCGCCGGCCGGTATGGCGATTCCTGGGTTGTTTCTTTGGCCATTCCCCTGGGGGACCACACCCACGCCCTGCCCGGAGGCCTCGCAACATGGGTTCAATATCGCCGTCATCCACCAATACGCTCACAGGGGCGGTGCCACCGCATACACCGGGGCCGATAAATCCGGGCACGCCATGCGGTTGATGGCCACGGCCAGCGGATACGATGTTTGGCATACCGGGGACAACCACATCCCATTCAATGCCACAAACAAAGGCAAGCTGCTGTGGAATGGTGGTGGTTTCATGGCCCGCAAAACGGACGAACGAACACACCGGCCACGGGTTGGGCTCCTAATGAATGATTGTGGTGTTCTGGTTATCAAGGATCACCACATCAACACAGAAGAAGACCAGTGGGTGGCCGAAGTAGATGCACACGACGCACCCATGCCTGCGGCCGGGTTCGCGGCGGCCCTGGCCGAACTGGTTGGTGGTGGTGGGGAGTCTTTTGAAGATGCCGTGCATACGTGGCTCACGGCGAACCCGGGCACGTGCCCACACGTGCGGAAGTTATTACTGGAGTCGATTAATGCTTGACCAAATCAAAGAAATTCAACGTAGACTAGAAGCGGCCAAGGCCAAGGCAGACCAGGCACGTGGCCGTATAGATGCCGCCATGGAAGGGCTCAAAGAAACGTACGGGTGCAATACCATAGAAGAGGCCGAGGCCAAGTTGGCCGCCTACAAAAGCCGGGCAAAAAAACTCGATGCAATATTCACCAAAAAGCTAAAGGAATTTGAAAATGATTTCGCAGGAATCCTGGAAGACCTGGACTAAGGCCGCGGCCACCTGCCGGGCGGCCGGTGCAACCCATGCTGCACGGGTGGCGGTGGAACGGGATGCACTAGAAGATGCGGTGCGGGAGCGGGCCGTGGCCGCCGAAGCCAGGCAGATTGCCCAGGCGATTGCGGCCGAAGTTCAAACCCGTGTTCACACACGGGTCGCGGCAATTGTGAACCGGTGCCTAACCGCCGTCTTTGATGAGCCGTACGAATTCAAAATTCTATTCGAACAGAAACGGGGCCGCACCGAGGCCTCGCTTGTATTCGTGCGTGACGGGGTGGCCGTAGACCCCATGTCGGCGGCCGGCGGTGGTGTTGTGGATATTGCGGCGTTCGGGTTGCGGCTCGCGTGCCTGGCCCTAACCCGGCCCCAGCGGCGGCGGTTGTTGGTGATGGACGAGCCGTTCCGATTTGTTTCTGTTGGGCACCGGCCGCGGGTGCGGGCCATGGTGGCCGCATTGGCCGATGAAATGGGGTTTCAATTTATCTACGTCACGCATATTCCCGAGCTTGTTGTGGGGAATGTCATCGAAGTCTAAAAATTATCATTTAAGTGGCCTGGTGCCATTGCCTTTGCCGAAGCATTACCGTATACTTAACCGGTAACGCAAACAACACCACCACACAGGACAAAGACAATGACAACGATTATTAAATTTGAGACACAAGAAACAGCAGCCGGTTGCATGGTTACCAAGATTGGCCAAAAGCACACAAGAACCAAACAGTGCGAAAACAAGAGCCTGGCGAAGCAATGGATTGCCGATCAAATTAGCTGCATCCTAGAGACCATTGAAATTGCCGGCCTTGCAGACGCCGAGATTTGGATCGACGGCGAATTGTGCAACACAGATACCCTGTAGAGCAACCCAAACCAAACGGGCCGGGTGTGTATGGCACCCGGCCATTTTCTAACCATAAGATTTAGGAACGAAAAGATGGCCGAATTCAAAATAACCAGAAACACCCCAACAATCAAACGCCACATCGTGGCTGCACTCAAAGCCAACAACAAGCCGGCAACGACGGCCAACGTGGGTTCGGTTTGGCATGCATATATGGACCAGTGCGGCATGGTGACCGACATGTGTGACGCCCTGGCGGCAGCCTTCGGCGGCACGCTGGAAGATTACGACTACGAACCCGGACCGGTATAGCCGGCCCGGGTGGGGTTGCATAGGCCGCCCCATTATGTTACATTTGTTACACCCAAAAGGAACAACACAATGAAAGAATTGAACGGACAGCTGGTTAGTGCCGAGCAGGAACTCCAAGCCCTATGGGCCGCCGGGCGGTACGACAACGCACTGCGACTCGTGGCACGGTGGCCACGCCTGGGCACCCACAGGGACGCCATCCAACGTGGGTGGGCCGCATGCACCAACCCGGCCCTCTATGAAGAGATGGGCCAAGACTCCAAGCAACTTTATCATGACGGCCTTGCGGCCGTTGCTACCCGGTACAACCTCCAGCCATGCGGAATAGACCCATGAAAAAACAAACAGACACAGGGGAAAACGGCGGTGCCACCCGGGCGGCCGCGAACACGGACGAAAAACTCTACGACCAGGGGTTTGGCATGCAAGTTGAGACGCCCCGCAGCCGTGGCCTGCTAAACGACAGAAACGTCATCCCACCATTTTCAACATGGAATACCAGGGAGGGATTCTGGCAAGACAGGCGGCGGAGGTGGTTGGCCCTGGGCATTAAATCTGAAGCGGGCCGGGCCGGGAAGTTGACGTACAACATCCCTATGCAGCTTAAGGACGGAAGTACCGGCAACAAAATCAGAAGCCAAACGTCCATCTTTGACCCGGTAGTGTGTGAGCTCGCCTACCGGTGGTGGGCACGGCCCGGGGACGTGGTGCTCGACCCGTTTGCCGGCGGCAGTGTGCGGGGCGTTGTCGCGAGCGTCATGGGCCTCAAATACCATGGCATCGAATTACGGGCAGAACAGGTGGAGGCGAACACGGCCCAAATGACGGGCAACACCCGAGGCCGATATGCGCCCCGGTGGGTGTGTGGAGATAGTGCCGTGGCGGTGGCGGTTGCACCCGTTGCCGATTTCATTTTATCGTGCCCACCCTATGGGAACTTAGAAGTTTATTCAGATGATCCGAAGGACATCTCTAACCGGGGCTATGAGGAGTTCCTGGTTGCATACAACGGCATCATCCGGGACGCGGTGGCACGGTTGCGGAATGACCGTTTTATTGTTTGGGTGGTGGCCAACTACCGCGACACGAAAACTGGCCGCATGATTGATTTCGTGGGCGATAGCATCCGTGCGTTCGGGGCCGCCGGTGCCAACTACTACAATGATATCATCTTAATCAACTCCATTGGAACGGCCGCCATGCGAGCCAACACAAACTTTGTTCGGGGTGCCCGCAAAGTAGTAAAAGTACACCAAAACGTCCTGGTATTCTATAAAGGGGACCCCAGGGCGGCGGCGGCACGGTTGCCGGCCGACGTGCTCGAATACGCGGATGAATAATATCTTTGAAAATAAATCATAATTCGTGGCCTGGTGCCATACGCAAACAACACCCCACACGAGGAACGCAAAGATGACAAACCAAAAAGAAAAACGACAACACCGCCTGACGGCCGACGAACGCGAATTGGTGGCGGGGCACTACGCCGAACACCGGATGCTTATTGCGGACACCGTGGGCCGTTTCGTGCGGTGCAACGGCGGAAATTTTGATGAATTGCGGGCCGAGGCAGACACGATATTCATGAATGCCTATTTTAGCGGAAACATAGACCGGACTGGGGTGCGGCGATGGGTGTGGTTCGAACTTTACGACCAATACCGCCAAAAACTAACCCACCGCCAAAAGCTGCAGTACCGCGAAATCGCTACCTACGAAGTGCCGGGGGTGGCCGATGACATTGGCCAGAAATGGCTGGACGCCGACCGGGATGTGAGCCACGTGGTGCGGCTATTGTTCGACGTGAATGGGCCGGTGCATGCGGCGGCCGTGCGGCGTGGCGGCGAGCCACGAAACTTCCGGGCGGTATTGCGTGCCCACCTGGCCGGCACACAGCCGGTACAGGCCGGCCACAGCGGCCCGCCAGCACCGGCCTGGAGCCGCGACCGCATTAACACCACATTTTCTACGATAAGCGAGATGCTATGACCCAGCGTGCAATTGCAATGCCATTCCAACGTGAGGGCGTACGTGCCATCGAGCGGTTCGGTGGCCGGGTGCTCCTGGCCGATGAGCAGGGCCTGGGGAAAACCCTGCAGGCCCTATGGGTGCTTAAACGAAACCCCGGTTGGGTGCCGGCCGTGGTGGTGTGCCCGGGGGTGGCCAAGTACCACTGGGAGCGTGAAATTGCGGCCAACCTTGGCTGGCGTGCCACCGTGTGCGAGGGCCAGAAGCCGCCGGCCCGTGGCCCTATGCATACCCCATCGATTATAATCATTAACTACGAAATCCTGGACTATTGGCTCGACTACCTAACCAACCTCGGCCCCCGCACCGTGATTTTCGATGAATGCCAATACATGACCAACCGGCGGACAATACGCACAGATGCCGGCCGTGCCTTGGCCCGTCAATGCCCCCAGGTCATGGCTCTATCCGGGACACCACTAACCAACCGGCCCAAGGAGCTTTGGCCCGTTCTGAACATGCTGTGGCCGGCCTCGTTCCCATCCTTTACGAAATTCGGTCACCAATACTGCAAGCCACAATACCGCCCGTGGGGGTGGGTGTATGATGGGGCGGAGAACCTGGGAGAGTTGCACAGCCGGCTCAAAGAAATTGGCATGGTGCGGCGGCTTAAGCGGGACGTATTATCGGAGCTGCCGATGAAGGAGCGGACCGTGGTGCCGGTGGCGATTAGCAACCCAGAGGAATACGACGAAGCCAATAATGATTTCCTCAAATGGCTCCGCCGGGCGTTTGGTGCCGGCCGTGCCTCCCGTGCGAAAAAGGCGGAAAGGATGCTGCGGATGGGGTACATGAAGCGCCTGGCCGCTAAGCTGAAATGCCGAGCCGTGGTGGAGTGGGCGAACGCTTACATGGATGAGGATGAAAAATTGGTTTTGTTTGGGTACCACCAACCCATGATACGAGCGTTGCACCGGCGGCTCCGGCATAAATCAGTGGTCATCGATGGCAACACCACCGGCCGTGACCGCGATATGATGAGACGGCAATTTCAAAGTGATCCACGGGTGCGGTGTCTAATTGGGTCAACCTCTGCAATCACGGCCCTCACACTGACGGCGGCCCGTACGGTGGCCTTTTCGGAATTGTATTGGCGGCCGGGGGACCATAGCCAAGCGGAGGACCGCGTGCATCGCATTGGACAGACGGAGGTTGCACGGGCAATCTACCTCGTTGCCGCCGGTACTATAGAAGAGCACTTATGCAAAGTCATCCAAACAAAACAATCCGTAATAACGGAAACACTGGACGGCGGTGCCGCCGACGACCTGGCGATTTATGACCAGCTTACAGAAAGGTTGTTGCAATGACACGGGCCACCGATTCGATATACCTACGCGGCCTCCCGGCGGATCTGAAGGCCGGGTTCAAGGCCTATTGTGCTATCAACGGGTACACCATGGAAGAGGCTGCTGAAGCCCTCATCCAAGAGTGTATCGAAAAACCACGGGGCATACGTGCCCTGGTTGTTATTGTGCGGTCGAGCCGGCGGAACAAGAAGAGGAAAAATAACCGATGGAATTCCGAGAATTCGTAGAACGGCACGGGGTGCCAACGGCGCCGGATGGGCACCACCACGCCCGGCGTGGCTGGGTCCAGTTTGATTGCCCATTCTGCTCTCCACGTTCCGGCCGGTGGCGGATGGGGTATTCCACCGCCCGTGGTGTGACGACGTGTTGGGTATGCGGCCCCCACCGGCTGTGGGAGACGCTACAAGCCCTGGGGGTGCCGGTGCCCGCCATAAGAACGGCCCAGGACGGCCTAAGGCGGCGTGCCGTAGAGCGAGCCCCACACGTAGGGACGTATCGGCCGCCGTGCGGCCTGGGGCCATTACACCCCGCCCACCGGCGATACCTGACGGGACGGGGGTATGACCCGGACCGGCTGGTTGCACTATGGGGCCTCCAGGGCTTTCAGCACCACGCCCGGCTTGGGTGGCGGATCTATGCACCCATCAACCGAGATGGGCGGCCAGTTTCGTGGACTACCCGTAGCACCCGGGACACCGGCCAGCGATGGGTATCAGCCAAAGCAGAAGAGGAGGCCATACCGGCCGGCCAGCTACTCTACGGCCTCGACTACTGCCGGAACGCCGTAATCGTGCATGAGGGGCCGACGGACGTGTGGAAGACCGGCCCGGGTGCCGTGGGGGTGTTTGGTTTGGGAAACCATAGCGACGCCCAGATATGGCAATTGTCGCGGTTTGCCGTGCGGGCCGTTTGTTTTGATAATTCTTCGGATGCCAGAAAACGGGCGGTGGCACTATGTGCTACCCTGGCCCCATTCCCGGGCACAACACACCTCGTCGAGCTAGACGCTGATGATCCGGGTAGTGCAACCCGGGCCGAGACAGAAAAGCTACGCCGGGCATTTCTGGAATAAGTGGCCGGAGGCGACATAAACATACGCCGAAGGCCACCCGGCAACTAACGACCAAACCCGACCCCGTACCGTTCGTCCTGTGGTGGCCCATGTGGATGACGGCCCGGGGTTTTTTCGTGGAGTTTTTGATGGTGTTTCAGAGGGGATTTGTGCCGGTAGAATTATTCCATCTCGTGGCAGATGGTCGCCTAAATACCCAGGAGGTCTGGCTGGCCCTAATCATCCACGGGCTGGACCATGGGCCGCGTGGATGCTACGCATCGAACGAATACCTGGCTAAGGCCGTGGGTGCCAAGAACACAAGCACCATCCGCCGGCAATTGGCCAAGATTAAGGGGCTTGGGCTGGTGCAACAGGTGGCGTTTGACGGCCGTGTTCGCACACTACGTGCAACATGGGGACTTCCTCTAGAGTGTGCAAAAATGCACACTCTGCCCGTGCAAAAATGCACACCAGATAAGATACCTAAAGAGGTATCTATACTGTCCGGTCCTACGGACACGGACCATACGGCGATTTCTAACCATAAGATTGAGAAAGAAGATGAGATGTTTTTCGAACAATATGAAACCAAAAAACACCACACCAACGAAGACATCAAACTCGCCACCCAACTCCGGCAGGCCGTACGTGGCATGAAGAAGCACATCAACCCTAACCTTGAAAAATGGGCAGACCAAATCGCCATCCTCACCCGGCGGGAACCGCCGGCCGAGGTTGCGGCGGTGTTGGGTTGGTATTGCACCAACATCACTCATCCTCGGATGTACCACGCATGGAGCGGAGAAAAATTCAAACTCCGATACGAAGAAATTCGGGCATGGTACCAGAAAGAAAACACACCAACCGCCACGCCGGATGCGGTGGAGGACGGTATCATCAAACAATTAGAACAGCTCACGTGGCCACACGGTGCCGGCACCGGGGTACCGGGTGCGGTATGTGCGTGGTACCGCTTCTTCTCAGAGTGGTTGGACGAATGCAGTAGGCAAGCCGATACGATGGAGGGTGCAACCACCACCACCGGCGCAACCCGGGCCGCCCTGCACAACAAGGCCCAGCGGTGGCATGGTGCCATAGAAGCATTCGGGACGCCACGTGGGTTTGTGACGTGGTGGTTCCGCCGGTACCACGCGAACGTCGTGGTGTGGGATAAGTGGTCTGGGAAGTTCCCGGAACCGGGGGCGAGGGCCATTTGTGACATGAATGCATACAAGGCACGTAAACGGGGGTTTGATGAAATGATTGAGGAAACCACTAAGTGAAAATCACGAAATACGAAGCCAGCGAGCTTCGCCTTGTGTTGGCCGGCATGGTGACGGATGCCCATGTGTTGGCCACGGTGGCACCACGGTGGCGGGACGACGTTGGGTTGTTTGATAATCGTTGGGCCAACCTAATCGGCGGCTGGGCCGTCGCCTGGTATAGCCAATACAACACCGCCCCGGGTGGCAACATCGAGGACGTGTTTGACCGGTGGTGTGCCGAGGGCAAGCGGGACGACGAAACGGTGCAACTCGCCGAAAAATTCCTTAGGTACCTCTCTGATGATTACATGGAGCGGCCGGTGGCAGACCGAAATACCCAATACATCATCGACAGGGCCGGTGGTTATTTCGAGAAGTGTGCCCTAAAGCGGCTTAACGAAGAAATCGCAGAAAAACTTACTACCGGGGACACCGGTGGCATAAAAAAACTGATCACGGAATTCTCACCGCCAAACATTGGGGCCGGTGGGTTCATTGAATTCGGCGACCAGGACGCCATACGCACCGCGTTCGAACACGAGGACGAGTGCTTGGTAAAATACCCGGGGCCGTTGGGAGAGTTTCTCGGATCTGAATTTTGCCGGGACGGCCTTATAAGTTTTATGGCACCGGAGAAGCGCGGGAAGACGTGGTGGCTCATCGATCTCGCGTGGCGGGCCATGTGCCAACGCCGGCGGGTGGCCTTCTTTCAGGTGGGTGATATGTCACAAAATCAAACGCTCCGCCGTATGGGCGTCCGTGCGGCCCGGAGGCCCATGGTGGCGAAGACGGTGCATATACCAACCGCACTCTACGCCGGGGGCGAGGTGGACCGGGAAGAGCGTGTGTTTGACCGGGCGTTGAGTTGGAAGGATGCCTGGGCCGGTGCAACCCGTGTCATTGAGCAGAAGATTAAATCCAAAGAAAGCTTTCTGCGATTATCTACGCACCCAAACTCATCCATATCAGCAATGGGTATCCGTGGCCTCCTGTTGGATTGGGCGCGGTTGGGGTGGTGTGCCGATGTTGTTGTGATTGATTATGCCGATATCCTCGCTCCGCCCGTTGGCACCGCCGACACACGGGACCAGATCAACGGCACCTGGAAGGCGTTGCGACGCATATCGCAGGAGTTTCATTGCCTAGTGGTGACGGCCACGCAGGCGGATGCGGCCAGCTATGCCCAAGAAACTTTGACGAGATCTAATTTTTCAGAAGACAAGAGAAAACTTGCACACGTTACCGGCATGCTTGGCATCAACCAAACCGAAGACGAAAAAGAAGTGGGGATAATGCGGTTGAATTGGCTGGCCCGCCGGGAGGCCCATTACACCGAATCAGCTGTGTGTTGGTGTGCCGGGTGTCTAGACATTGGGTACCCAGTGATCTACTCGACGATGAAATCTGGAAAATAAATCATAATTCGTGGCCAAGTGCCATTGCCCCTGCCGAAGCATTACCGTATACTTAACCGGTAACACAAACACAAACACCACACACACAGGACAAAGACAATGGCAACAAAGAAAATGGCAACAAAGATGACTTTTGGAATCAAAAAAGAATCGCAAGCGGCAAA